CTAAAAAGTCAAAGGTCTTTTCTCATCAAAGACTGGATAAAGCGGCCAGAAAAAACCCGGAGCAGGATAAGGAGGACGATCAGGACGATTCAGATCATTCAACAACTCCCCATCCCAGGCAATCGCATCCATCGGCGTCCCTAGACAGTCATCGGATGGACAATACCAGTTCGAAGCAATCCATTTCGATTTGGGCCAAACCCGTTCACAGTGCAAACACCAAACATGAGACGAAGATTCAAAACCGGACAAGAAAGGATGCTGTTTAGAAAGAGAAAGAGTCGCCATAAGATTTAACCTCTCACTGCTAAATTGTCAGGCACTGGCTGTACCGGAACCGGCAACATAAATCCCCCGCCCGAACGCCGATAAATCGGCATCCTTGACAGCAAATACTCACACTCGGACTGAGAAAGATCGATCCTGAAAAAATCCGAGTCATAACAACGGCAAGACGGCCCACTCCGAAGACACGCAGCAACCGAAAGAAGATAAGACCGATCATTAAAATTTGGCCGGTTATGAATTGGCTGGAGAACATAAGGCTCTTGTTCAACAACAGCAGCAGGAGCAGCAGCGGGAGCAGCAGAAGGCAAAATTTCGCCAGGTCTTGTTTCCGTCGAAACTTGAACGACAGCATCCTTATCTTCCTCAACAGGATAAGGAAACAGAAAACGCTGAGGATGGTAGCGAGAGAGCATGACTCCGATTAGCAACAAACAAATTGCCGAGCCAATCACCGCTTTCTTAACGAAACTAGGAACATAGGCTTTATGCGTGTGCGCATGAGCCGAGATATAAAGCGGATAAAGCTTTTTCGGAAAGTCCCAAAACCGTTGGTCACACTGATTGAGTTGCGACCTAGAGAGAGGGTCAGTGATACACGCATCACGAGTAAATATCTTGCTCTTTTCCAGCCCATACATCCGCAAAAAATGATGATGCCGACCGACTAAACGCCGAATCTCAGTATGCAGTAAAGAGGGATCTTGCGTCATCAGCACCAGGTCAATGCCTAGATGACGATGCGTTTCCATGTCTCGGATCAAATCATTATGCGAGCGTCCCCGGCCGCCGGACGGAAAACGCTTCTGACACTCGTCATAATAAACAACGCTATTTTGAGGACACTTGCGCCAATCATCCGGCGAGTAAAAAGCACGCTCATATCCATCAATATCGGTATAGACCGGACGACCTTCGGCAATAAATTTCTCGGCCATTTCAACCGCAAACAGCGATTTCCCCGAGCCAGGAACGCCCGTCAAAAGAATGATCATGAGCCACCCGAAATCTTAGCGCCAATGATCCGGCCACCGGCGCTCATCAACGTGCGAGTCAAAATCGCCGAGCCGATCAAAGAAAGCCCCTGCGGAACACCGGTTAAAATCACGAATTGAAGCGCACCGCCGGGGAGACCACCAAAGTAAGTTGCGAGACCATCAAGCGCCGCTTGCACAATCGAATAGACGCCACCAGCAGTCAGCAGCGTGATTCCAGCGCCAATCAGGAGCTTTGCAACGGCTGAACCGAGAACCCAAGTAAAAATAGCAACAATGACCGCTTGCATGACCCCTCCTAATCGACTTTGACGCCAGCAAGAATGTAAAGAGCAAGAATGCTGCACATGAGCAGCACAACCGGCTTGATATAGTCGGTAGCAACCATGCAAGGGATCGCATACGAGAACATAAAGCTTTTACCATCCATCAATTGAACTGGCACATCCGCAGGACACGTTCCAGCACCCAAATTCAACGTCCAGGTCTGAGATTCCGCCTCAATATCTTCTACCGGTAGCACAGGCGGCGGCGGCAAGTCGTCTTCTGACTTTACCCATTCAATAAAATCACAAACAACGCTCGCCCAGTCACAGAAACCCGGCCATTCGCCCGATTCACCTGGAGAGGTTTCTTGCTGAACTGGCGGATCAGTCTCCCGTTCAGTCGGTTCATCAGTCTGAGTTTCTGTTGTATTCGTAGTCTCTTCATTATTGATCACCGTCGTTTCGTTCGTTGTCGAGTACGTGATCGATGTTTGAGTCTGAGTATTAGTAGTAGTCGTCTCAGTAATATGAACAGAATTGTCATACTGAAAGTTATAAACGGTTGTCGTAGTAGTCGTTTTTGTAACAGTTTGTGTCTCCGGTATGCCGTCATTGTCTTGATCCGCTACTTGAGTCTGGTTCGTCTCAAGCTTTTGTTCAACAGTCGGCTCCGACTGCGCAGGACCGCTTGTTGATTCAATCGGCCCGGCATCTTGTAATAGAGTCGACGACATACTCTTTTCAGCTTGTTGACGCGCTTTTTCCTGATCTGAATCAATTTCGTCTTTTATCGCAGTTTCAATATCTGAATCAGTAGCAGGCACCATACCAAGTAATTCACATAAACCCGTCTCATTATTGTAAGTATAGCCCGCATCACAAGTTAGATACTTATTAACACCAATCACATTAACATATTGATCACACTCAGCATTCCAACAGCGAAAACAATTATAAGATGTTGGATTCTGATAAGTAACATGAGCATAAGTAAAACCTCTTTTTCCAAGATACTCTTCACAAACGCCAGCAGGATCACTACCACAAGTTTCATACTCAAGGGTACCAGCACACCACTTACCCGGAGGATATTCATTACCACCTATCTTTTCCCATCTTCCTTCATCGGGATTCCAGAAAATATCTGCAACAGTAATGGCTAAAGCGACTGGGCCTAAAACCCGCGCTCCCAACATCGCCGCCCTTGCAATCGCTCCCGTCGATAACGCTCTAGATGCCGTCATCACATAAGGCTTGTTTTTAATCAATGTCTCAAATTCAGAAACAACTGTTACACCTTGACCAAGCGGTCTTAAAAGCAGTTCTTTAAGAGTCGCAGCGCCGACGCGAACACCCGCAGTAGCAGGCGCTGTTACGCCAACCGTGCCAGTTGATAATGCCGCCCAGGTCGGACTAGAGCCGACCAAAAAATAGGAAAGCAAAAGCAGCAACAACAGAAATAAAGGTGACGGTTTCATAGCTCAGTGTCATTTCCATAATATGCCCCTGATAGGGGGGATAAACCCCCCAGTTTTCAGCAGATTAAGCAGCGCCGCGAATCCGCTTCCACATCCGCAAACCGATATAGAAAATCAGGATTGCTAAGCCAAGGGTGGCTACCGCCGTCGAACCATCGGTAATAGCATCAGTAGCGCCGGTCAAATCCATCGCTGCGTGAGCTTGAACAGTCAGAGCGGACAGCAAAACAGCAGGAATGAAACGAGTCATGATAAAGCCTCCTAACATATTGATCGCAAAGCGACAAAGACAAACACAATTGCGAATAGCTCAACAATATGCGGTATCAAATCCATCATACAGAGAGCCCCTTAAAAGAGACCGAATCCCCCCCCGCAGCTACCCGCGTCCGCTGCGGGGGGGAGATTCGATCAACCAAGGAATATCCAGAAGAAGGACAGGTCAGGCAGGTCGAGGAGGCAGGTCGAGAAAGGTCAAGTCAAGGTCAAGTCGAGGTCAAATCAAAAAGAGCAGAAAAAGCAATCAAGCAGCCGCTTTGAGTTCAGAAACGCTGGATTTCGCCGGTGCAATCGACAACGGATAATAGGCGTTGCGGTTGCCAGTCGGAACAACCTCCAGAGTCATATCAATGACCTTGCCGTACAAGTTTCGAGCCTGTTCGAGAAAATAGGCCGCTTTTTTATAAGCGGATTCGCCCATTAGGCGACGCTCATAGACGACAAAACCATAGCCGTCAAATTCTTCATTCAACGCCGGACGCATCATGAAAAACTTGATGCCTTTAACGATTTCGCCCGTGTCTTTATTGGTGAAGCACATCGGACGGACATTCAACAAAATGTTGGTATCAACTAATTGAGTCATGGTCATTACCTCATCAGGTCAAGGAAAGAAAGAATCAGGCTGCTTTACGGAGTTCCGCCCAGGAATTAACCGGCTTGAGCAACATGGGACGACGGAAAGAGATGATACGGCCTACGGCGAGATCACCCGGCGATAAGCCAATGGCTTTAAGACAACGAATATGACGATAATAAGTATTCTGAGGCAAAGTAGAACGCGCCCGCTCTAACCCCTCTTTCGAGATCAACGCATAAGTCCGATAAACGGCATTCACATAAGCCTCAGTAATAAATTGATGCCGTCCCGTTGGATCAGGCAATTTCCGCAAAGCATCTAAGATCGTGGTCATGTCGTCGCTACTCAGGTCGCCAATTAAATGAGATAAATAGTCAGTATGGGCATCTTCAAAGAAAGACCAGGGCAATTCATACCATTTCTGGCCCTCTTTCCGCAAACCAGCAAAAAACTTAGATTTTAATTTTAACTCAAAACGCAACAGCCGATCAGCGAGAACTAGATCAGAGTCGGAATAACGCAAGCCAGTATAGCTCTCTTGCTTCATCAAATGCCGCAGATGTGGCCCCTTCTGATAAATCAACAACGTCTTGTATTCAGAACGACGATTGAAATAGAGCGAGTCCCCATCTTGATGTGAGACCCGGTAACGACCCTCCGTCACGTTGCGCAGCTCCTGAACCGCGACACGCACATTGCCGAGTGACCCCAGATCATAGTTGCAGGTCACATCCGCCCGCGTACAGGTCCAGTACGACAGACCCGGCACTTCGGACAGCCCCAACTGAGCAGCCATAAAGCCAATCATCGCCCACGCACACGCCGCCAAATCGGAACCCGCCCCAGGGTCGCCAAAAACCGTATCCCCAGACCCCATGACGCGCGCCGGGCTGCCATGCAGATAAATGAACCCCCCATCACAACGAAATGAAACCTGATGCGAGTCAGAGCGGATGTTATCCCACGCCCAGGTTTCCCACCGCACTTCACCGGTTTTCGGGCAAACCCGCAA